AGTTTATTGTAATTAAATCGTCTAGTCTTAGCAGATGCATAGCTTGCTTACCTAGAATAACCTCCAGCATTTCAGTCTTTTCGGCGAGCCACTTGCTAAGTGGCCTATGGTCGCCGATACCCCTATTAAGTAAATAGCCAGACCATTGATTCTCCCATTCTTTTAAAAGCTGGGTGCCTTCTGCTATGTGTCCGGTGCGCTTTAGCTTATAAACAGCCAAGCGAATAATTGCATTTAAAGTGTCATCTGTTTTCTTAAGTAAAAGCCCAGAGCGAATCTCATTTTCAAATTTAGCGGCCATTCGCTCGGTGCGAGCTGATATTTCATACTCCCCTGAATTCATCACAGGCTCCTCTTCTGTCGGTGGGTAACAGACAGCGAGGGAGCACTGCAATGAAAGAATTAATAGTAATTTCATGCTAAAAGCGCCTTTACCTTAAAGACAAGAGCACTGCCTTTTTCTATAAGCGCAAGCTCTTCAACGACGAGTGCCGCTAGTTCTTGCAGAATATCGACAGCCTCAGAAAGTTTCACCTGCACGGCTTGATTCTGCAAATGGAGGCCAGCTTTTAGTACAGCTTCCAGTTCGTCGCTTTCCGCAGCGCTTAGGTCTAGCAATTCCGCTTTTACAGCGGCGTAATCTAACTTTACCAAGTCTTGAGCCGCCCCAATAACTGGGAATAGGGCAATCAAACCCTGCTTGTGCGCGAACGCACTAACAGCATTAAGAATCTTTACCGAATCAGCTACTAGTACCTTTAATTTTTCTACTCCTAATTTTTCACTCATTTCCTTGATTCCTTTGTTGTTTCAAGTTTCCACTCAATACGTGAAAGCCTGCCGTTAATTTCAATAACTAATTTATTATACTCTTCTTGTTTTTGCCCCAATCGCTCTATCGCAACATTGCTTTCCTTTACTTGTGCGTAAACATTAGTAAGCCATATTGCCCCGCCGCCAATTGCAATTATAGCCATGCCAAGCGGTACAAATGTACTTTCGGTAAGCGCCTTCATATTTTTAATGCCTCGACTAGAAACTATTCGAGAACGTATTCAATCCAGAGATTGATTTTTCCAGCAGTGGCCGCCTCGGACCCGATCCGGACTTTTAGTGTCGCTTCACTCGCTAGCTTAATCATCGTACCAACAGTTCCAACCGGTAAGCAAACGATCGGAGTTGTGGTCGTATAAGAAGCAACAACGGTTGCTGCTTTTAAGTCTGCGACAGCTTTTGAGCTAAACGCCATGCTTGCAGAGCTTGTAGAAGACGTTGGCTGTGTGGCAACGCTGATTAGGCAATCGCGAATAATTGCGCCAGTAGGAAGCGTTACCGCAACACCTTCTGCATCTTTTAGCGTGATGTCAGTATTTGCGGCTCCGCCCGATACGGCAAAGTCCCAAACAGCCTTCACACCGAAAGGCCCGTTTCCTAAATATGTTCCAACAGCATACTTTCTGTTTAAAGAACTTGCTCTGTTAAGTTCATACCCACCGCCAGAGCTGGTGATAGCTGCCGCCCCAAAAATTTGGGCTGTGGCAAGTAAAGCCAATAAAATCTTTTTCATCTTTCCTCCAAAATTGTTTAGTCCAGGTGGGGGCCGAAAGGCCCCCATATGGGAATTAATTAGTAGCTAACGCTGTAGAGAATACCGCAATAGCTAGGACGTAACAGCACCAAATCGCCAAAAAGGCAAACATCAACGATGTACTGGTAGCCAGCCGCGTTACGCACTTCGAAATACTCTGTTCCATCTGGGCTTACGCGCTTGCGGAAGAACCCGTTGGAGTAGATTTTTAGAGCGCGCATATCCAGAAATAGAATTGCATCGTCATTCTGCTCCTGAATTCCAACAACAGTAAGTGAACCGGCTACACCGAAGATTTCAATCTCGGTCCATCCGTACACGTTCACCTTTGTTGATTTTTGGTCAATATGGTAAGCGCCCTTTTGTGTCTCAAGGAGCTTCATGATGCTTCCTAAGTGCTTATAGGAAACAACGACCTTATTTGGATTTCCTTTCCCGAAATTCTTGACCCGTGTGTAATGGTCAAAAATGGAATCTAGGATATTTGCCGCAGTGATAGTAGCGCCAGAGCTTGCGATTGACTGCAAGTATGGAGCTGCCGTTTTGGTTTTTCCATAAAGAGTGGAAGAACCAGAAACACCACCGGAAGTTATCCCACTCGGAAGCAATGAAGCTTTCAAGCTGGTAAATCCAGCAGCGGCAGAGCCTACTAGGGAGAATGCCGCACCTTCTGCAACTGAATACGCAGAAACGTTAGCAGCAGCACCGCCGCGAGTCGCGGAAACGGTAATCTTTGACGTGTTCATGTTGATTGCTGTGACGTAGTAGTTGGCTACAGCCGTTCCACTATCCGTAAGAGCTACCTTTTGTGCAAGGGTAAATCTTTCAGGGTGGTCAACAACCATAATTCCGGTTGCAGCGTCAGTTGCATCCGTTACAACTGCAAAGCTCCCGCCGTTTAGGAATTGCAAAGAAACAACTTGTTTCATTGCTTCCATGAAATCATCAATCGCATCTGGGAGAATTTTTAAAAAATTTTGCTCAGATAATTTTTCATGTTCCATCAGGTCGCGATGATTGAAAATCATCGAGCCCCAGCACTCTGGCTGAGTTGTGATTTCCCCACGCAAATGGTCATCTTCGGAAATGTCCGTCGCTGCCGCAAGGTTACCCATCTGTATAGACGAGGCACCTTGTGATTTGAAGGGGATAACGAGTGGGCCGCCCTTCCATGAATTGTCTTTTTCCACGGTTGATAAAATCCAATCGCGTTTAATCATTTCCTCTTTTAAAAGAGCATTTGGAAGATAGTCATTTAGCATCGCGCTAAAGCTTCTATCTGTTGCAGTCGTTGCCATCTTAGCCTCCTAAGAACACACGTATGACCGTGGTTATAAAGTTTTGTTTTTAAATCCAGAAAGTGCCGAGATTATCCCGACAGTTCCGCGCTGATTTTTTTTAAATCTGCTATCGACCTTGGTTGTTTACCCACGAAGGAAACCGCTTTTCCTTGCACGCGGGGTATTACAGGTAACGGTTTTTCTTGGCCTGGTTGCTGCGAATGTTGGGTTCCCATTTCAGTGGGATTTACCATTCCAGTGTACCGAGACATAACTGCCGCAATTGCGTCTGCAACAGAAATATCTTTGCCATTAACCTTCCACTCATAGATTCCGCGTTCTCTGACTTCCTCTTTAAAGGCGCCGGGAGCTTTCCTGGCGTCATCGAACGCTTTCATAAATGAGCTTACCTCGGGTCTTTGTAGGCTAGTGTCCAGCTCTAAGATTCTTGCATGAATCTCTTGCGCTTGGGTCCTGGCTTCCAACTGCTGGAATTGCTTTTCCAGTGTTAGGTTCCGTCTCCGAGTCTCTTCATACTGATTGTAAACCTGTTGTTGCTCCGGGGGAAGTTCCATTTTCTTGATTTTATCAAGCATCCACTGAGCGACCTTCTCTTCCGGCAACTTTAAACGGTCAAAAAAGGCCCCTAAATCCTTGTCTTTCAGGTCCAAAACCTCGTTAATTGTATCGTTTAACTGCTGATAATTCTGCTCTGCAACCGGGTATTTGGCCTTTAAATCGTCGTATTTCGGCTTAATAGCCTCTAATCCATAGGCATCTGCGTACAGTTTTCGTACTTTTTCTTCAGATTCTTTATCTTTTATAGAGCTGCGAATGAATTCGTCGAATTCTTGGTCCTTATCATTAACTTTGTACTTAAAATTAGGAGTGTAAGATGGAAGTTCCGGTGTTTTTGCTTCCACTTCTGCTGGTTTTGAAACAATTACTTCTGTATTTTGTGTTTCTGTCGACGCATTTCCAATTTCAGTTCCCTTTTCTTCGGGACTCGTTTCAATTATTTCATCCGGCATTAGTTACTCCTATATTGTGGAGGCACTTGCCCAGGTTGCTCCATTTGTGGTTGTTGCTGCGCCATCGCAGCAATTTCAGAAAGTGAATCTTGGGTTAAGCCCTTAACCCCTTCCATAAAAGTTCCTTGGTCGGCTAATTTCTTTATCACCCACTGAATTGCGTCAGCAGGAATGGTTGCGCGCTTAGAACCCATAGGATTATTTGGGTCTGGAACGTAGTAATCACATTTCACAGAGCCACCAGAGGTAGGAATCATTCCAGCTTGTGCTGCTTGCAGCTCTTGCGCTTCAATTGAGATTGCCTGTTCGTGCTCTTTAATCTTTTGGTCGTAAACTTGCTTTACCTTAGGCTCTTTAAACTGAAAGTCTGGCTGCTTTACCCTATTTGTCATAGCGGCGAGTAAGTATTTATGGTCCTCGTACTTATTTGGCTGCGGGTACTCACCCCTATCCATTGCAAGAATGTCATTCTGTGAGTTGTCCCAGTCTGCTGTAAATTCTTGCAGCATTTTCTCCTTTGAAAGATACGGAGATAGCCTAATAAACTTTCCAACGTCTTTTTTGTCTAAGTTTGCACCAATATACTGGATGATGTTATTTAGCACGAGCTGCTTACCGAATTTTGTCTCGACATCGTCAGTCTGCGGCTCTACCTTAATCTGCCAGCGCAAATCATCTGAGCCTTTAAACTCCTTAACGTTTACTTGCTCGTTTTTACCAGCCATGTTTACAAATAACTGTGGTGGCGCATACTTTTTCATTAGCTGCAGGGATGCGTAGGCAATTTCAGTTAAAAAGCTTTCAAATTTCTCAGCGTAAATTACAAATTTCTTTTTCTGCTTGAGTGACCGGAATAAAAGCGCGTAAGCCTCTACTTGCGTAGGCTGCTCTTCCAGCTCTTCCTGCAGGTCTGCTATCATGTACATTTCTTTTATTTGGCTCTCAAGGTACGGTAGGAATTGGTCGCCCGTTTGTCCCGGTACAATAACCGGAGGTTGGCCAGTGATAGATTCGTACCTAATACCAGGTTTCGTGGCGCCAGCGCCCGGCTTACTTCCGGATAAGAGAAATACCTTCGTGTCGCCAATTGTGACCTGATGTTCTGCCATTTTACTCGCAGCGCGGTTAATCTCAATTTGGTAAGGGCGCAATTGCCTGATAATTGAATAGTGACGCGGGCTAGTTGTGATTTCGTCAAATCCTTCATAGATAATAGGGAAAAATCCAAAAGGAAGCTCTCCCTCCTCTAGTATGCCAAGCTCTGTGGTGATAAAGAAATATCCCTTTGGGTAATCGGCGCAAGGGCGGTAGTAAAACTCCCTTACTTGAGATAAATCCTTCGTATTCTTATGTGAATTATTTCCACTCTCAAAAACCCGAAACGTGTCTTCTGTCGCTTCTTGTATAAACTTTATCTTCGCGTCGTCGCCCGCATATTTTTTCTTTAGGTCTTTTATCGCAACCATTTTTGCAAGACCCATCCACGGGGAGTCTGCCATATCCTTTGAATTTTGGTCGCGGCGTAAATCAGGGCCAAGAATGGTATCAAACACTAAATCGCCGCTCATTGCGGGACGCTTAGACGGAACCATTTCCGGTTGCGAAAGCGGGGCCCCAGTAAGCGGGTCTAACTCAGGCTGAGACATTAATGGCTGACCCATTTCGTCTAGCTCAGGTTCCCACCCGATTTGAGTACCTGCATCCGGATCCCAAAATACTTTGCACGCGACCTCACCAATTTCCACGAAATCTTTTATCCATGTGCGAATCTTTTTGTTTACTTTATGCCGGGACTTAATGTCCTGCCACACGGCGTGGTGCTGCTCTGCTGCCTTTTGGTCTTGTATTTCTGTTTCATTCTTTGGAACTATTGCAACACCAGGGGAATGCTGCTGGATAGCGTTTCGATAAAGCTTAGTAATTTTTCCTATGTGGTTCTTTGTTATGCGGAGCCGTGTTTCGGGGGATAATTTTTTAGACTCGCGAATTCGGTTCCAGTAACGGCTGCCCTGTCGATTATAATGATCGCCAGCTACGAGCTGAATGTTTGTACGCTGTTCGGACCTAAGGTCTTTGTCGCAAGCTTCAGCATCTTTCCAGACTTCGTTTAGGTCTTTTATGCTCTTAGGTTCTGTCTCCGGCATCGTCACCCTCTAATTGTATTAAATCCTCATACAACCCAGGATTAGCTAATCGCGCCTCTTCTAGTAAATCTTCATACTCTTGCTTTTGCCGTCGCCCCTTTACTTCCAAGGATTCTTCTTCGCTTGGACGCTCGACAATAATTTCCATCGGGACTGATTGTTCTACCTGTGCTTCTTGTTTTGATTGTGGTTGAAATTCTATCGTGAGGTTTCCAAATTGCAACCGGGAAACCATATTTACGCTACAAGACTTTATTATACACAGAATGTCTTTCGGCTGCAGAATTTCCATTTACAGTAAGTTAATACGTAGTTTTACCAAATGTCATGCAACTCTTGGATGCTTTCCATCTCGCGAATTACGTCGTAGCCTACTTCCTGCTCTTGGAAAAACATGTCGCGCCGCATTTCTGTTTCTGTTCTTTCGCGCTCGGGGAGTATGGGGATTCCGTTTATAACGGAAAAATCCCATGGGATTTTAGTGATGCTATAGCGTAGAGCGTCACAGAAATCGTCCTTAGCTTGGTTCTTCGGGGTTGCCTGCTTAAGCATAGAAAGTTCCGTGTAAAGCGGGGCAAGTTCCGGCGTATCAAAACATTTAAGCATTTTGTTTTTAAACAGCACGTTTAAATACTGCTCACCAATTGGATGCGATTTTTCCGCAGGCATAAAGCTCTCATTCATTCTAGCGGAAATGGTTGCAAGGTCTTTTGACGAATGATCGTAGAACACAGCGCTTATGGGCAGGTTAATTTCGGAGCGCATTTGTTGAAACAGAGTAACTACGTCACTCGCTGTGGTTTCCATGTTATCAAATCTTTGGCCTTTGAATAAAAAACCACTCTTAAAATCTGGTGCCGCCGCAACAAATACAATCGCGCTTGGGTGATTATCTATTCCAGAGCCAACGTCGATACCCACAAAAACATTATAGTCAGATGGAATAGTAACAGGGCTAATAATGTTTTGGGTTCTGCTAAAACTTTGGTACTTAAGCCCAGAGTCTAAAACGAACTTGCCATAAACCCTTCTAAGAATTTCCGCTTCAGACTTACAAGAGTTTTTTATTATCTGGATTCTTTCTTCTGTCCAAAATGATTTCGTGCCGTCGCAATACGTTAGGCAATCGTACATAGAGATTTGCATCTTTAGGGCATCTGGGAATCTTTCGCCGTGGCCACGAACTTCCATCGCCTCTCTCCAGAAATCTTGGCCTTGGGTAGCTGTGAATACGCAGCTAAAGTATCCGTCTGTGTGGGCAAGGCGTAGTTGCAGCTCCGGCCAGAGCGACTCGTCTAATTCTTCGTCACACCCGATATAATGCACTGTTCCGGTTTGTAGGTCCTGCACATTTTGTGAGTAGGTTTTAAAGTATATGCTCACGCCATTATTAAAGTGGACAGCTTGTATAAAGCCGCCCTTATACTCGTCCTTCCAGCCGTAGACTGGGTCATCTTTCATTTTCCCCCGTGGGAGAAATTCAGTCACCCACTTCTTTTCAAACTCAACCGTAGCAACGCCGCTAGACGGATAAAGATACCAGAGGATTCTAGGAATATTTGCCCATTCGGGCCAGAGGTTTTTCCAGTGCTGCGGGGAAGTCGCCCACTGAATCATCTTCTTAATTTGGATGCTACTTTTTCCTATTTGGTTCGCAGCAACCACAAACACTTGCTTATTCGTACTCTCTATAAATTTCTTTTGCCACGGATAAAGCCTTTGTCCAAAAAGATGGGGAAGAAGGCTTGCGTTTTCTTCTGCAGCTAAGTGCTGCTCTAATTCTTTTTGGGAGCTCATTTTTTAAAATGCTTCTTTTCTTTGCGGCATTTGTCGCAAATCCTAACGGCGGGATGGCGCTCATACCTCTTGCAAATAATACAAATGTATTTTACTGGGCCGTTCATTTTTATGTGAGGCTATCACGTAGGAAGCCGATGCTCAACATAGTCTATACTCCCATCCTCGAAGAAGTACACTATAGGGCTGCACCAACACTCAGTATCCGGCTCATGGTACATCTTGGGCTTTCCATCTTTTCCATAATACAAAAGCGTGGGAGTTAGATAAAACTCACCGGCTTCGTCTAAAAGGTCTTTTTCATTTTCGTTTGGGATTCCCAATTATAGCATTTCGTTTCTTTTCCAAGAAAGCCGCTACGCGCTCAGCCGCTCCAGCTGTGCGCACCTGCCTAAAATCATTGCGGCATTTTGACGAACAAAAGAAATGCCTGATGTCGCCTATATATAAATCTATCGTAGCGCGCACATCCTTTGAGCAATTGGTTATTGCGCATTTGTACTTAATCATTATCTTTGGAAGGTTCCTTTGGTGGTGGTCAAACGTAAGTGGCATTATCTTTCTACCTCTGCTTTCTTAGCATCTCGGTGCGCTATTTCCGTGGGAAGAACTAAGCGGGGCTCAATTTGTGGCTGCGGAGGAGTGGGTAAAATAGAAAGCCTAGCCTTTACTTGCTCTAGGATTTTACGAACCTCTTCTTCAGTATTTGCTTGCGCGATAACTTTATTACCGTCTACTTCCACATTTAAATTAGTTGTCTCCTGCTTAATGCGATGAATGAGGGAGCCATGCTTTTGCTGTTCCAAAAACTGAAAGAGCTTAAGCTGTAAGTCCCAGACCTTAGAATCAGGAAGCCCTGTCTTTGTGCTTATCTCAGGATCCATCTTTGCAAGCTTAATTATTTTCTCCCACACACAATCTAGGGCGTACTGACTTTTAACCTTGTCTCTGTGGGGCTCAGTGATGATGTAGGCTAGGCGTTTATAGTCATGGAGAATTCTATTGAAGGTTTGTAAGCTGCAAGTTTCCTGATAAATATTTTTCATGAGCATCGCTGGAAGTTCGTCTGCGAGCACGCGGTTATACTCGTCCCAAAAGTTTCTACGTAAAACCGAATCAATGGCGCCGGGCCTTCCGTCTGGCTCGTCTGAGTAACAGAGATTAATTATCTCGTGCTCTTTTCTATTTAGAAATTCGTCTGGGATTTCTGCGATGCGGAGACGTAAATTTTCGGAGACGAGATTTAGGAGGGAGCGAGGATTAGATAAATCTAGGTCTTGGGATGCTGAGTCATTTTCACTTGTCAATTTTATGTCCCGTAAAAAAATCGCACCGAGTAGAAGCTAATTCTAAGAAAAGAATTGACCCCCACCCCCCCTGGTCTGGGGTTTGTTTAGACCATACCATAAGCAAGTAAAATAAGGGGCATGATTGAGTGGTTGACATACAGCGCTTATAAGGGGCCATACATTATATGTGCGCCTAGTAATATGCTATCACTGGTTGGAATGGTATTGCAAATCCGAATACTTAGCTTGGCATTGCAATGAAACGTGGTTTCCTTGCAATGCTTTTATGGGTCGTTAATTGTAATTTTTACCGTCGTTATAATATTTATTATGTAAACTACAAAATCCGTCGCAATACACGTTCACGACGAATGGGACTCGTCAATGGGGGGAATAGATTTAGAGGGGGGAATAGAATCTATTCACCCCTCTAATCACGAACGTAATTACCATAGTTAAAACCTATAACTGACCAAGTTAGCAAAAGTGCAAACAAGTTATACACCCTCTTCTCGTCGATAGAATTCAATTAGTTAACCACCAAACTTATATTCCCGTCTAGGAACTGTCGATATCGTCGACAGATTCGTTTGCAAGCTTAAGCCTAAATAGTTGGCTGTTTGATTGCAATACTAGTTACCAAGGAAGTGAATATGGAAAACAATACGAATTTAAAACTAAAAGCTGTCAAAGAGCTCTGGCAGATGACCAAAGCTGAATATGAGTCCGGTTTTGGCCGCTTGAAAAAAAATACCACTGTAACTGGGGGATTCTCCCCCCATAAAAGCGCAGTTGAAGTGGCCATCAATAAGGGCTTACCAGTTCCGCCCGCTGTATTAGCCGACTATCCCAGCTTAGAGGTTGGGTTATACAAATGAAAGGCAGGCGCTCTCTTACTGATACCGAGATCCGCTCGATATTCACTTATCTGGGGCCTCGAAACCAGTGCATATTCATTCTTGGTATTCGTACAGGGTTTCGAATATCAGAACTATTGAGTCTAAACATAGGCGACGTATACGACGGGGTGAGCGTTCGGGGCAGTATTCTATTAAAG